GTCGTGAGGTATCCCGCCAGCAGGCCGGCACGGGCAGAAGAATGTTCCATTGACATCTTTTACGAAATCCTGACGTAGTTGATACTGAAAAGGTATTATACAAGTATTATTTGAGCTTGCAATACGTTAAAATATCATATTTGGAAAATCTGTGCGAGACCATCAAAAAGGCACCCCGTCGTCAGACAATGGCGTGGGTGCCTTTTTTTTCCTGGTCTTCATAACCTTGGCTTCTGGAAATGTTTTCTTGACCGTATCCAGTAGTCGATAGCTTTCAGCTTCCAGAATTCTACCGATTTCATCCAGCGAGTAGACAGCGACGCCTTCCATCCGGTCATCTGTGCGAATGGATTTGATCGCATCCGCGTTAGAGCGCGCTATGGCCACATTGAATCCTGTCGAAGTGACACAGCACCAAATATCTGGAGACAGTGCCTTGTGCCCTCTCTCTGTGGCTTCCAGGTCCATCTTAGCCCACCCTTTAATCATCACCGCTGCTCTCCTGACGACTTCCTGCGGATCGTTCACCTGGATCGCCGCATCAAGTTTAGCTTTCGCGCTGCCAAATAGTGCGGCGGTCGCCGGTGACACCAGCGACGGCAACCGCTCGCAACCCCATTTGAATTCCATTTCTGACGCCGCCCGATCAAGCGGCAGTAGTGCGTGATGGATTGCGTCTCTGGTCGAGTCGGTATGCGCTTCGGGATCGGTAAAAATATCAGGTCGCCGTCGTTCTGTTTTGGTCGCCATCTCATTCATCCTTTCTAATTTATTTTGCCCTTATCCCTGGTGGGGGTCGCGCCCCTGCGCTCCCCCCTGTAAGGGGTGAAGATGTAGGTAACTGCTAAGTGATTGAAACTGCTACGATATTAGCAATGTGCAAATTTAATACCCACATCTTCAAAAACCCTTTACTTTCAGCCACTTACAAGACAGCACCTTTTTAAAACCTTGCATTATCAATGGGTTAGCGGCTCGAAATTCTAAAATCCATAAGTCATTGTTATTATTGAGCTTTTCGGATCGCATGTAAAACAGACCAAAACCTTGCATTATCAAGCACTTAGCGACCACTAACCTGTGCATAACATTGAAAAACCTTGCAGTATCAATCACTTAGATCGCTTTCTCTGTTTTGAAGCCAAATCGCTCGACATGGACAATATTTCCATCAGCTACAAGCGAATGAAATGCCTTTATGACAGCTCCCGGTTTGTGCTGTTTTAACATCCTTGGCAGCGCCGTTTTATATCCGCGCGGCCCCTGTTTTCTGAACGCATTTTTCTCTCTCCACCAAGCTATATCCACCTCTGCTATGATGGCATGTTTCAGCGCCGTTGCGTTGATCCTGGCGAGCGCATCCGGCGACGATGGAATGACCAGAACGCCATTTTCCCAGATCAGCTTGATGTCGCTGTCGCCGCTGATATCGGAGTAATTCGATTTCTTTCTGCTGAGTATTCTGATGTCGTCGCTGTCGGCCTCTCTGGCGAGATATGCCCTCGCCCTGACGCTGTTTTCCCATGCCGTCGAGCCGCTCAATCCAGTCGGCGGAGAATTGCTGGACGAGCTTTTCAGGCCAGATAACGAGGGATGCGCCAGCAATATGACCGTTGCATTAAAGTTTATGCAGATACTGCCGAGATAGGTTTTCAGGAACGTGTTAACGGTCCTGCGCTCGTTCTCATTGCCTCCGAACATATCCGCCGCCGTATCGAGAATAACCAGAACACTGTCCGCGTCACCCTTTACGGCTGCGACTTTGGCACATAATTGTTCATAAAACGCCCCAGGCTCGTCCTTGCCGCCATTCGGCCATGTGACCAATACGTTGTCATCACCAACGCGCGGCCACAGGTGCAAATCTTCCGGCCCTTCGCCGAATTCATCGACTCCCATCCATTCATTGATGTTTAGCTGCCGTCGCTTGACCTCTTCGGCGTCATCTTCGCACATGACGCTGAGAACCGGCATTTCCATGGTTTCAATGCCCATGAACGGCTTGCCCTGTGCAACGCAGTTTGCGAGTTGCTGCATCATGAGCGTCTTGCCAACGCCGCCTGCGCCAAACAGCATTGCGACCGTGCGAGCGGGAAACCAGCCATCCAGCACCCATTGCCGTGGCGCTATCGGGCCTCTGACGCTTGCCGCCGTGAACGATCCGTCGTGTTCAGCAAGTGGGGTGGTATCACCCCCACTTGTTGGTGATTCTGCTATATCTTCAGGCCCGAAATTACGCTCGGTATCCCAGTTGGCGACATCGAAGCCCTGCTCTGCGGCCAGATGGTACAGCGAGCCAGCGCCTATTTTCGTCACGGTTTCGATTGAATTCCAGAGCCGATCCGTTTCGACTGCTTCATACTTTGACGACTTGGCGCTGAATTCGTGGAACAGATCAATGCCACCGGGTCCGACTGCCGCTTTGAAAGCATGTGCGAGCCGCGCCCAATCGTCGTAGTGTAGATCGTCGTTCGAGATAAAATCCATCGCGGCTCTCAGCTTGGCCGTGCTGGTCGTCGGGTCGTTTTCCTGAAACTCGAAATTCGGCTTTCCGGTGTCGAGGTGGACGATATTATTATTGGTTTGGCTGCGAGCTTTCAATTCGCCCGAATCTGCGAGTGTCAGATTGCAGGCGGCGACGAACTGCTCCAGTTCTTCAGGCGTGACGGCGGTCAGGGCTTCGGGAGTGTAATTCAGTAAGCTGTCGCCCGGCCAGCGATAGCTCTTGCCGGTATTCGGATGGATGCCGGACGCTACGAATTGCTGGCCCTCCGCCAGTATCTCGACACAGGCGTCACCGCCGCCGATGTCGTAAATCGACGTTTTCATCTTTGATATTGCGGCGGTGCAGCGATAGACGAACAAGGTTTTCGGCGCAGCGCCTATCCGTTCGGGCGCAATTCCGAGCATATCTTCGGTGATGGTGCTAATGATTCCTGCGACCGTCTCCGACAGAACATCGATGTCTACGGCGATGACATTGTGCTTACCGCCGCAGACGATTCCGATGTTCGCGTCGGAGAATTTGTCGAATTGCAGGGCTGTTTCCGGCCTGTTCTGCCAGCCGGTCAGAATGGGGATCTTGCCCCGCAGCGGTGTTATGTCCCATCCGTTGGCGAATAATTGTTCTGCGAATTTCTTATAGCGAGACATTTTAGTACCCATTCCGCGATTAAACCTGATCTCCCCTCCGAGATGCGGCGAGACCATGCGCTTGGGGAACGCACAGCCTCGCCGTCTCCCGGCGGGAGGGTGGGTACAAATCATCCCACCCGACGAGAGCTAGAATTCGTCGACAAATTCCTCTGCAACTTCTTCAACGATTTCCTCGACCACTGTTTGTTCCTCAAGGCATTCCGGTCGCGGCGCCCACTTCTTGATCGTGAAGATCGGTGCGGACGTGCCGCCTTTCTTGTACGTTATTTCCTCGACGTCGGTCATGGCTGCGACTACGCACAGCCCTTCGCCCTTACCGCCGTTACCGTCGGCGTTCACGGCTTTCATGAGGGATTTCAGTCCCTCGAAGGCCCCTGCGCCCGATTGGCTCCACATGGCGGATTCCGTTTTGCTCAAACCAAGCCTTATCTGGAAGCCTTTCTTCCATGATTCACCTCCGCGATCCGCTGGCTGCGAGTTGAATCTGCCGGTGCTTTCATTCATTTCCCAGAGCGGAGCCTGTCCAACGGTTCCATCAGACCAACACCATCCCGTGACCAAGCTGTCCAGGTCGAATATCACACCTTTCTTAAATTTGGGGGTGATGTCTGTTTTCTCCCCGTCTTCGTCGCGAATTGAGAAAGTGCGGCTTGAGATTGCGCCGTCGCGGGTTTCCCGTGCGTGCCAGTGAATAAAAGGTCCGCTTACTGAATCGGTGCTGGAGCTTGATCCGTCGTCAAAATCATATGTCATCTTTGGTTCCTTTGTTGAAGTTGTTGTCGATGTACCTCATGTGAGGCCCGTTCATTGTAACGAGTTGTGTTGCTCAGTCAATAGAATAATGTGATTGAATTATTGCCCGTCCGATTTGCTCGGCGACCTGGGGGACGACGGCATTTCCGAGGGCTTTAAGTCTGTCCACCCTGTTGGGAACCCCATGAGCCACTCGACCCACGTCGGGTTCAGTTGCCCACCGTTCTGCGCTCGCTGTTCCGTTGTATAATCCAGCCGATCGTTTAGCCGGTTCTTGCCGTCTCTCCGAATTACTGTCGGCCCCGATCCCTTGTAATCGCTGGCTGTCGGCGTCGGCCACATCCGCACCGCCGTCTGAATGTTGTCGCCGCCGTCTCCGTGGCTCCCCGCGCCCGTGTGACAATTCGCATGCGGCGTCGGCCACATCTGTGGCGCAGCCAGGTCCGATAGCGCCATCCCCCTTTTGCCATCCGGCTTGCGCGGCCCCCTCTTGCCGTCCCAAGCCTGTGCGGTGGGCCACAATCCAGACCCGATCTCTTCGGTGCGGGGCATCGACGGCGCAAGCTGGAACAATAAATGGGACGGCTTGATACCCGAGGCTTTCCAGGTCAGAAAGGCTGCGCTGGAGGCCCAGTGGCTCGTTAACAAAGCCTCGCACATTTTCGCCAATGACAAATTTAGGCCGTAGCTTTTCAATAAGGGAAGCCATCGCCGGCCAGAGATCGCGGTCATCTTCTGCGCCTCGCTGCTGCCCGGCGACACTCCAGGGCTGGCAAGGAACTCCTCCACATACGAGATCGATTCTCCCAAGTTCATCTGTCGGGATGGTTCTAACGTCGTCATAGATGGGGACTTCGGGCCAGTGCTTTCGGAGGACGGCTTGGCAGAACTTGTCTTGCTCACAGAATGCGACGGTGCGAAAAGGCCCGGCTCGTTCGAGTCCAAGGCTGAATCCTCCGATTCCAGAAAATAAATCTAACGCGGTGATTTCAGAGTCCATAAAGCTGCTTCCGCGCGGCCTCGTCACCACGCCAATAGAACGAGTCAGGATTGACGGGGACGATGCTACGCAGAAACTCCTTGTCGCCCAGGCGCAGGAACGCTTCCTGCCGCGTCAGATGTATTTTGATCTCCGCCATCAATTGATCTGGATAGCCGTCTTCCAGCATCGCGACCTTTTTGGGCGTGACGTAAAGGAACTTGACGGCGGCGTTGCCGCTGGCCTTCGCGTAGAATGCCCTCTGCCGCTGGTGAGCCTTTGACATGGTTGACGGCATTCTCATGGTAGTTTTCAAATCGATGATCAGACCGTGATTCGGGAAATTGAAATCGGTGAAGCCGATGAAATCGAGTTCCCAGCCGTCCCCGGTTGCTTTCATCGATACCTTATGCTGCTCGCCATTCTCCGGGAAGTCGGGCTTGCCGTATGGCTTCAGAGCCTCGACGGCCAAGCGCGTCATCGGTTCGATGTTGCCGCGTTCCTTGGCTGCGCTGCCGTCGTCGTCAAACATCACCTTGCCGTCGAAATCTCTTAACGCTTTCTCAATCGCGTCATCGATTCCCAGTTTTCCGGCGATGGTGTCGGACACGGCTTGCTCAACAAATATGCCTCGCCACATTGCAGGGGAGCTTGATCCCCGGTTACCGAACAGATATTGAGACACCCAAGCGTCGGGCGCTTCGATATATTTATTGATGTTGCTGACGCTGCCATGATTGATGAAGTGGTCTGTGAAGCCGCTCATGCTATTCTTCCGTAAAACTCTGTATGCGCGGTTCGCTCTTCCGTGAAAAGGTACCAAGCGCAGTTGTCTTTTCCTGTGTGCGAACTGTCCGGAATCCACTTTACACGGCCAACCGACACAATCTTGCGGCAGAATTCAAGATATGGCGCGGCCTGCTTTGTGTGCATCCAGTCTGCATCAAAGAGAAGGAACGTAGGCTTTATCGCGCAGAGGTGGAGAATGAGTCGGTGTAAGATTTTTCTGTCCCACGGTGGGTTGGTGATGAACATATCTGCGGGCGTTCCGATAATATCTAGGGCGTCTTGCCCACTAGATATGTCACCAATCGCGAAACATTTATGGCCGTTGTATTCTAAATGTTTAACGAGATCACCGTCTCCGACGCACGGTTCGTCAAACCGCGCGATCTCTGGTAGATGCGGCAACAGCGGAACAACGGCGGCGTATGGCGTTTGATACAAGTCCCGCTCTTTACGTTCAAAGTCTGATCTTTTTCCCATATCTAAGCAATTTCCGCCAGCAACGCAGCGTACCCGGCGGCATCGACTGCTGAGTCCTGATGATCCGGTGTTTCAATCAAACGTGCCAGCTTGATGCCGATCATCATCATTCCAACGTCAGCCGCGCTGATCTCATGCTCTTTTCCTAGCTTTACCGCCAGGATCACATTCCATAATGCAGCGATCCGTTCGAAATTCTGCTGTGGACTACCGTAATCTCCCTCGCGATCTTTGACCGTCGCTTCCGCCGCAGCCAGCACTTGATATCTGTTCATTCCGATTCTCCCCATTTTGCTATTAAAATTGCTTCTGCTCTGCCGTCGTCTTTCTTTCTTGCGAACTCAGATGCGAGGGCCGGGAACAGCCGCGTTGCGACCGCTCGGCTCTCACTCTTGTCTCGACCGATGCCGAAATGCTTTTTCCACTTGCTAGGGCTGACAGGCGTGAAGGGAATTTCCATTGTCGCCAGCACACCCTTTATAGCACCGCAGCCTTGCCCGAAGTTGAAGGCCGACTGTCGCCCCATTCCGAACGAGTTCACCGCTTCCAGAAAAACATGGTCTGGAGGAAACTCGCGGAAGATATCCGCCAGCGCCGCCGCGTTTACATCTTTTGAGAAGACGGGCATGTCGTAGACGCAGGCGGTGCCGTCCTCGTACAGCAGCGCAATCGCGCCCGTCAGGCCGACGTCGATCCCGGCGATCATTCGAGCAAGTCCTGGTAGCTTAGTTCGACACCCTTGTCCCGTGCGACGGCGATGATCGTCGCGGTGTGTGCGAGCGGCACGTTGCCGCGCGCCAGCCAGTTGCTGACCGCCTGGGGTGATATTCCGAGCAACGCGGCTGTTTTGCTTGTGCCGCCCAGCACAGCAACGATGTCTTGCGGCGTCTTCATGTCATCTACTACCTCATTTGTGACAGGAAAAATTAACACGGCATCCGATAATGCTATAAAACATGCCGGATAGTGGAGCAGCGCCGCGTCATGGCCACAATTTCCCGCACCGTTCACAGCCGGCCCGTCCTTCCGCGTCCTTGTGATCGCAGTCGCCGCCGGACAACTCTCGACGCCAAGCGAGGTAATCGAGTTCGACGTCCTTCGGTGACCGGTCAGACCTACCGAGGGCGCGCATGTGCGCTTTCTCCTCGCTCCGGCGTTCGGGCGAGATAGGATGCTTGATCGGAACCGTGATCCCGTCGACGACGATCGGGGCAGCGGACCATTTGACAGTCATCGTACTGCCTCCGCACCGACATGCTGCGCCGTGCCGTCGCTGTTGAGATTCCATTCGCGCGCGCGATTCTCAGCCATGACATCTTCCAGAATCGCCACGAGGTCGCCGTCGGCATGGTCGGTCAATCGGAACAGCATCACCAGGACGTCGCCGCATTTCTTGCGAATAGCTCGTTTGTCTCCGCTGTCGAAAGCGCGCGTCAGCTCGCCGACTTCATCATGAAATTTGCGGAACACCGCACTCGGGTCGGCCGGCCCAAATGTCTCTTGAGCCCACGTTATGATCTTGTGCTGAGATTCGCTCATGCGCGCTCCTTCGATTACAGCATCATCTCACTCATAGTGTATCAAAGAAGTCGAGCACGCAAGCGAAAAATTTTATGGGGGAGGGGTTGACGTATGTCACTGGCTGTGTATTATGAAAGCTCCAACGATAACAGGAGAGTGGAAAATGCTACACAAAATGATGGCGGCAGAAGACGAGCGGCGTGAGGAGCTCTGCGAGATTCTGGCCGATGAGGAGCTCTGCGAAATTCTGGCCGATTTGACAGAAAATGTCAGGAGTGTCAGACGAGCGATGGATGACTTGATCCTCGTCACCTATCGCGCTGAGAACGAATTGCCGATTGGAACGCTTGGCGAATTTTGGGATGCCGTGCGAGGCACTCAGGACGAGATCGCCGAGCTGATTGTTCCCGGTTGACAGGACGTAAACCTAACTCAAACCAATCCAAGGAGACAAAACCATGACTATACGCAAACAACACCGCGAACTTCTCGCCGAACTAATCGAAAGTCGCGACGGCATCGAGCCCAATTACTACAACGGCGGCGGCAGATGGACACGCAAGGGACCGAACTATGTGGAGCAACTCGCTGAACTGCTCGGCGATATGGGTTTGGTCAGGTGGCGGCATTTTGAAACTGGCAACCGCGCACCACAAGGTGGACATACCGGAGACTTTATTCGGCTACTCCCGGCTGGCCGCAAGCTCAAAGCCATTAGACGAGCCGCCATGGAATTCAGTTGGCGGCCTGAATTCCACGACAGAGGAATAGACAGATGACTTCTGGTTCTCAACGACGGCTGGAACTGGGAAGAGAGATGCTGAAATTCATCATCACCGTGGCGCTGGGAGGTTTCATCTTCATCGTACTCGCCGAGCTGGCAGTCGGCTGCGGACAGGTCACCTATTTCCCGGACCGGACATGGGTGTCGAACGAATGTCTGTTCATCGAATCAAAAATCAGGTATGGTCGTTGGTGATAACCTCCCTGAAACTGGCCCCGCAAAAGTGCGGGGCCTTTTTTTATGCCAACGCTATCGTCCTCCCCCGCACTATCTGCCGCGCAGGGAATCCGGATGATCCGAGTCCGCGCGCGGCTCAACGGGCGCGCTTCCACGTCAGGAACTCCGCGCCCTCTGCGAGGTCGGCGAATGCCGTGATACGGCGCACCGGATCGCCCTCGCTCGGGTCGATCACAAAGAGGATCGTCGAGCCAAACTCATCTTGATGGAAGCCGTGCCGGGTCGCGAACTCGTCGTGCCATTTGTAGCCGCGCGCGCGGGCGAGGTGAACGACACGGCCATCATCCAGCTCCTCGTGCGCGATCGCCCATGTGTGGTGATGGCCCGCGACGTAGATATCGGCGTCCTCGTCCCATAGCGCCGCGCGCTTCTGGCCGTGCAGACGATTATAGAGCGACGTGCCTTTATGATGATGAGCTGCGTCGACGCGCACCTCGCAGGCCGGGAACACCAAGCGGAAGCGCGCGCGCCAGTCAACCATCGGAATCTGAGCCACGTTTATAGTCTGCAGATATGTAGCAAATTCAGAGTGCATGGTGTCGTGATTGCCGAGCAAGAAGGCTACCCAGGGGATGCCCGCCTCGGCCAAGAGCCACCGCGCTAGGCGCTGCTCGGTCGGTCGGCTGATGTCGGCCTCGGCGTAGAGGTGGACGAGCCGCCCCCAATTGTCG